GGTCAGAATGTGAACCAGACTGTTTCGGTTCACTTGGTTGTGGACTCACCTCCCGGCTACGACACCACGCTCCTTAAGCAGGACGTGGACGGTTACCTTGCGTGGCTCACCGCTTCTAGCGGTGCGGCCGTCGCAAAGCTCCTTGCCGGCGAAAGCTGACAAGAGCGCCAGTCCCTCCACCGTGTGGTGGAGGCAGGGATCGCACAGTCGAAAGACTGAACGTGACACAGGACCCCAGCCCAGTTTCACCCTATATGAAAGGGGAACCAGGTGGATCACCTGTTGTCTCTCTGGAAGGTTCTGGCTCAAGATATGGGCCAGAGATGTGCCGTCGACACCACGCTCGACTTCAACGAAGTCGGGCGTAGATTCGAACGCGAAGGACGACCGTTTCTCACGATCGTCCTCCCGAACCTCGGAAAATCCTTCGAAAGCTGGATTGACCAGGGATTCGTGGACCGAGCCGACTGTATCGGATTTCGATTCAGTCAAGAACTCCCCATTTTCATGGGTGGATTCTTCAAGCTCGTGTTCGAACCTCGAAGTGGCGTGCTGTTGTCTGAACCTAACACAGACGCTGTGCTGGCTATACGCCAGCTGTGCGGACTGTTTGGCAAAATGTTCCTCCCCGCTTCCGCGGAGAGAACGCATGACGCCATGGTTCAGTACATCAACACCGACATTGAAGTTGGTCAATGGGAGGATGAAACACCCCTCCCCGTGGTGGCTCGAACGAGCCATCGCGATTTGGAAGCAGGATTACACACAGAGGAAACTCTGGCGTTTTCTCGCTTGTCTATGCTTCTGTTTCATCGGGTTTTCGATCGCGTCAATCTTGACGTCGCCGAGGGCCTTTTGACTCCGAAACACGGACCAGGATCCACTGCCGACAGACTTCTTGGAAACAAGAAGTTCTATGCGGACTGGACATGGAGGCTAGAGGAATACTTTTCCTCAGATCGCTTCCTCCTGCCATCTCCAAGATATCATGAACTCTTGGAGGGTACCAACTTCAGGGACCTGGAGTCTGAACTACCTGTAGAGGTAATTTCAGTCCCCAAGACTCAGAAAACGCCCCGGATCATAGCCATGGAGCCTGTCTGCATGCAATACACACAGCAGGCACTCTCCAAAGCTATCGTCGAAGGCCTGAATGAGGATAATATCCTCAAAGGGTTCCTCCGACTCGATCGCCAAGAAGTCAATCAACTTCTTGCACGGGAAGGGTCCATTACTGGATCCTTGGCAACTCTCGACCTTTCCGAGGCGAGCGACCGCGTTTCGAACGAACTCATCCGGTTTCTTACCGGAAGATGGACGCACCTCGATGGTGCTATCCAGGCCTGCCGAAGTAGGCAGGCTGTCGTTCGACTTCCTGGCAAGTCGGACTCTTCGTCCTTGAACGGGATCTATGATCCCGTCAAGGATGAAACCAGAGTCCTTCTCAAGCTCAGGAAGTTCGCTTCCATGGGTTCCGCTCTCACTTTCCCTCTTGAGGCCATCACCTTCTTGGTGGTGGTTCTCGTTGGGATTGAGCAGAGCATCGGTAGACGCCTCCGGGAGAGCGATCTTCTTGCTCTTTCCGGTAGGGTGGCGGTCTATGGGGATGACATTATTGTCCCCACGGACCATGTCGGATCTGTCGTTCATGCACTTGACTCCTTTGGTTTCAAGGTGAACTCCTCCAAGTCTTTCTGGACCGGAAGGTTCAGGGAGTCTTGTGGGAAGGACTACTACAACGGGATTGACGTGTCATACGTCAAGTTCCGCAAAGAGTGGCCCGACGACAGACGGTGTGTTGAAGAGGTCATTGCGCTGGTTTCTTTCTTTAACCAGTGCAAGGACGCTCACTATGTGGAGACGGCAGCCTATCTTCGAGAGAAGATTACTGCCTTGCTCGGGGGATTCTTTCCCCGAGTGTCTCGTGATAGTGCGATCTTAGGAGAGTGGGACGATGTCCAACAGGACGTCATCCGCATGTGCCCTAGACTTCACCTGCCCTTAACTAAGGGTTGGGTCGTCAAGGACCACATTCCGCAGAATCCACTAGATGGAGAGCGCGCACTTCTCAAGTTCTTCCTCAAGGAAGGCGAAGAGCCTTACGAAAGGGATCACTTGCAACGCT